CGGCCCCACTTCGGTGGGGCTTTCTTTTTGGCCAGTACCCAAACGCCCCCATTGCGCTGTTGTAAAAAAACCATACAATTCGCAACAAGGCCCACCGAGAGATCGACCCTTACCGCAGCGGATGCTGACGATTGGCTGGCGCAAGCAGCAAGCAACGGCCCTGAGTTCTCAGGCTAACCAGAGCGCTAAACCCTGTTCAACAAATCATTGAGGTAATCCAAATGAGCGTGTCTTTATCTAACGCCTTTGTGACGCTCTTCGATGCGGAAGTGAAACAAGCCTACCAGGGCAAAGCAATGCTGGTTGGTGCGGTTCGTTCGCGTCGTGGTGTCGAAGGCTCCACTGTCAAATTCCCCAAAGTCGGTTCTGGCGTTGCAACTCCACGCATCCCCCAGACTGATGTCACTCCAATCAACGCTTCTTTCAGCCAAGCAACTCTGACGCTCGCTGACTGGAACGCTGCCGAGTACAGCGACATCTTCTCTCAGGCAAAAGTCAACTTTGACGAGCGCCAAGAGTTGGTGCAAGTCGTGGCTGCTGCCATGGGCCGTCGCCAAGACCAGATGATCATCGACGCATTGACCGCATCAAGCACCAGCTTGACAGTTGGCAACGACATCGGTGGCACTGACTCCAACCTGAACGTTGCCAAGTTGCGCGAAGCCAAGCGCTTGCTCGACAAGAACAACGTTGACCCAGGTGACCGTCACATCGTCATCCACGCCAACAGCTTGGCCAACTTGCTGTCTGAGACTGCAGTGACTTCGTCTGACTTCAACACCGTCAAGGCGTTGGTGCAGGGCGACATCAGCACATTCTTGGGCTTCAACTTCCACGTCATGGGCGACCGCTCTGAAGGTGGCTTGGCTATCGACGGCAGCAATGACCGCACTGTGTGGGCTTTCCACAAGTCGGCCATCGGCTACGGCGAAGGCATCGGTATGCGTACCGAGATCAACTACATCCCTGAGAAGACCAGCTGGTTGGTGAACGAAGTTTTCAGCGCAGGCGCAATCGCCATCGACGCTGCTGGCATCGTGCAAATCACTTGCCGCGAAGCCTAATCTCTAACGTAATCAAGGAGAAATCAAAATGGCTTTCGCAATGTCTGGTTTGACCGCCATCGGTCAATCGAAGCGCGGTAACGCACCTGGCCTGTTCTTGTACAAGACGGCCGACACCCAAGCAACGGTCAACACCGCTGGCTACTTCAACAGCATCGCTGCTCTGTTGACTGTTGGCGACGTGATCTTTGTGTATGACTCCACTACTCCCAGCCTGGTGATCACTTATGTGAACGCTGTGTCTGCGGCTGGCGTGGTTGACATCGCTGACGGTACAACCGTAAGCGCAACTGATACCGACTAATAATCGGCTTCGGTTCGGTCGGGCCAGCTTTCGGGGGTTCTCGGGGGCTGGCCCTTCTCACTTTGAGAGGTTCACATGGCTGCTGGCGATACTGGTGTTTCAATCTGCTCTGATGCCCTGCTTATGCTGGGATCAAAAGCCATTTCGTCTTTCAACGATGGCACTGACGAGTCAAGCGTATGCGACCGTCTCTACTCTGACATTCGCGACTCTGCACTGGTGATGTACCCGTGGAGCTTCGCAACCAAAAAGATCAAGCTGGCGCGTCTTGTGACGACGCCTGCAAGCGTGTGGCGCTATGAATACCAGCTGCCTGGTGACAAGCTCAACAACCCACGCGCAGTGTTCGCCACTTCAAACCCTGGTGCACACCCTCAGAAGGATTGGGACATTCAGGGCGACAAGCTGCTGACCAATCTGACCGAGGTCTACATCGACTACCACTACAGCGTTGGTGAGTTCGCCATGCCGCAATACTTCGTGCAGTTGTTGAAGTACATGCTGGCCTGGCACTTGGCCATGCCGATCACTGAGCAGTCAGACCGCGCTGTCTACTGGCAGCAAGTCGCTGTCGGTGATCGCAACGAGAACGGACGTGGCGGCTTCTTCCGCACGGCCACACAGATCGACGGTCAAAGCAGGCCCACTCAGGTGCTTGAAGACTACAGCCTGATCGCAGTGAGGAACTGATGCCACGCTTTGTTGACGTACAGACCAACTTCTCGACGGGCGAGCTCGACCCGCTTTTGCGCTCGCGTGTTGACTTGGCTCAGTACAACAACGCGCTGGCCAAGGCCACCAATGTGGTGGTGCAACCGCAAGGTGGCATCCGTCGCCGCCCAGGTCTGAAGTACCTGGCAGAGCTGCCAAACAGCAGCACCCCAAGCGCAGCCAACGGTGTGCGCCTGGTGCCGTTTGAGTTCTCTGTGGATGACAGCTACATGCTGTGCTTCACCGATCAGCGCATGTACGTCTTCAAGGACGGTGTGCAGATCACCAACATCAACGGCAGCGGCAACCCATACATGGCCACCAGCATCACTGGTGCCATGCTGTCTGATCTCTGCTGGACTCAGTCGGCCGACACCATGATCTTGGTCAACGCAGATCTCGCGCCTGCCAAGTTGGTGCGCGGTGCGACCAATGCCGACTGGACGATCAGCACCATCACCTTCGACAGCATCCCGAAGTACGCCTTCACACTGTCGGCATCCAACCCTGCCGCGACACTGACGCCAAGCGCTGTATCTGGCAACGTGGTGCTGACTGCATCTGCAGGCGTCTTCAGTGCTGGCAGCGTTGGCCAATACATCAACGCAACGCCACAAGGCCGCGCTCGGATCATTCAGTACGTCAGCACCACCGTTGTGAACGCCGTGACTGAGTACCCCTTCTACAGCACCACAGCAATCGCCAATGGCAGCTGGGAGCTCGAGGCTGGCTACGAAGATGTGTGGTCAAGCGGCAAAGGCTGGCCACGCACAGTGACCTTCCATGAAGGCCGCTTGTACTTCGGTGGCTCCAAGTCTCGCCCTTCGACAATCTGGGGCAGCAAGATCGGCATCTTCTTTGACTTCAACCCGACCGCATCACTGGATGATGACGCTGTTGAAGCAACGCTCGACACCAGCTCGCTCAACGTGATCGTTGACATGATCTCTGGCCGCGACTTGCAAGTGTTCACCACTGGTGGTGAGTTCTTCGTGCCGCAGTCAGGCACTGAGCCGATTACCCCACTGACGCTGACCTTCAAGGCTGTCTCGCGCAACGGCACGAAGCCTGGCATTCGCGTGCAGTCGCTTGAGTCTGGCTCTGTCTATGTGCAGCGCCAGGGCAAGTCGATCAATGAGTTTCTGTTCTCTGACTCGCAGCTGACGTATGTGACGCAGCGCATCTCTTTGCTGGCTGGCCATCTTCTGAAGACGCCAAACCGCATCGCTCTGCGTCGCGGCACCAGCACCGATGAAGGTGACTTGCTGATGATGACCAACGCTGACGACGGCTCAATGGCTGTCTTCAGCATCATGCGCAGTCAGCAGATCACCGCGCCATCTGAGTTCATCACAGACGGCACATTCAAGGATGTGGCCGTTGACGTGACCGACATCTACTCGGTGGTCAAGCGCACCTTCAACGGCACTGACCGCTACTTTGTTGAGCTGTTCACCTACAGCGCTTTCACTGACTGCGCCTTTGTTGGCGGCGCGGCTTCAAGCAAGTCGAGCCTGCCGCATGAAGGCAAGACGCTGAATGTGATCTGCGACGGTGTGCCACAGGATGACGAAGTTGTCAGCTCTGGGTCAGTGACATTCACTCGCGCCAGCACTGCCAGCTTTGAAGTCGGCCTGCCGTTCACGGTGTACGCCAAGACAATGCCAGTCGAGCTCAAGCTGCAGACTGGCTCACGCATGGGCTTCAAGAAGCGGATTGTCGAGATCAACGCTGCTGTGAACCAAACGCAGCACCTGATCTTGAACCGCAACCCTGTGCCCTTCCGACTGTTCGACAATGCGCTGCTTGATGAAGCAGAGCCAGTGTTCACTGGCATCAAGCGCGTCAATGGTGTGCTCGGCTACTCACGCGACGCCGCCATTGAAGTGTCGCAAAATCTGCCACTGAAAATGACGCTGCTCGGCCTTGAGTTCAAGGTCGCTGTGTCTGGGGGTACATGATGGCTGACGAGTTTTTGATTAGTGAACCGCCGACCGACGGTGGTGGTTTCGACTGGACTGGACTGGCAAACGCTGGTGGCCAGCTCTTCAGTGCTGTCCAAAGCGGCATTGGAGCTGCTGCACCGTTTGCAGCTCTGGCCTTGGCCGACGCAACCGCATCGCGCCAGCAGGCTGCTGCGTACTACCAGCAAGGGCTCTACGAAGTCCAGGCTGCTGACACACTGCGCCTGGCTCAGATCCGTGTTGACCAAGATGAGAAGTACGCCAACATCCAGGCTGGGCGCAAGCTCAAGTCTGCTGAGATGCAGGCGCTCAACTACACCATCGCTGGCAACAGCCTGCTGCGCAACATGGAGCGTGCCAACGCCACCGTGCGAGCTCGCGCAGCTGCCAATGGCATCGCCTACAACGAAGGCTCTGCAGCAGGCGTGCAGGCCGAGAACGTCAATCAGACATACCGAGACGTGGGCATCACCAATTTGAACGCCCTGACGGCCCGTTTGATGGGCTATGAGGACGCATCTGCAATGGTGCTCGCTGCCAAAGAGCAACGAGAGCTCACGCTCAACGCTGCCGAGACACAAGCCAACCAGCTGCGCATGGCAGGTGATTTCGCTGTGAAGTCTGGCGGCATCCTTTCTGGCGCGACAAT